ATGTAAATTCATTCTCCAATCTTGTAATAGTAGAACCAACTACATGTGCAACACCTGATGTTCCATTCTGTTCTCTCTCCATCTCAAGTCTATTATTCTTCACATCAAAGTTGATAATCTTTAGTTGTTCAGAATCAATTTGAACAATATCATTGATTTTGAATTTGTAATCATCGATGACATCTGGTATCCAATCAGTGATTATGACACTTGTAGTCAATCCTGAACGATTGACGTTAGCCATTGTCACAGCAAGACCAGTTTTTGCTTCTTTGAGGTTTATCTTTACGTCACGTTCAGCAAGATTAGAATGAGTGGTTGTAGATATACCTAATACTTCTACGAATGAATTATCCGCTACACCATGTGGACCTGTATGAATACCTGTAACAACACCACCATTAGCAACTAGAACAATATCTTCTATCTCTGTTATTGTTGATGTAATTGAGGTGATGTCAGGTCCTTCGATATGACTTACCTTACCTATTGCACCAAATCCACTGGTAAATTTATTATCAAAAGTAAGTTTGTCATTTACATTATAATCTTTACCTGCAGTGACAATATCAACTCTCTCAATTATTCCTTTACTTGTCGTATTTACTTTGGAGTTTATCAGTGTATTTTTATTTGCCTGTGCAACATACTGATATTCACTAATGTTGTATGGTCTAGTATTTCTTACAAGATCAAGAGAGGGGAGATCTAGATCTTGATCAGATTCATATGCTATATTGAAATTTTGTAATTTAGAATTGTATGTATCACCAATAATATATGGGAATAGTGGTGTTCTAGCACGATCAAAGGGACTGAGTGGGTTATTTACTTCTGTGTCTTCAACAGTTGTATAATAAGCGTATACACCATTTGGAAATTCAGGTGTGGCAGCAAATCTACCGTTGTGTTCATCAAGATCTCCTGTGCCCTCAACATATGTGAAGTCTTCAATGAAGAATCCAGCTGGATATTGACTGATGTTAGGTCCGTCAACCCTTTGACTTGCTAACTTACGATAACTTGATTGTATATACTTCTTCTTACCATCCACCACAGCAAAAGGTCCGTAGATTGGATGTCCATCATACGCCCATCCAAGAATAGGTGAGTGATCTTGTCCAGTATCACCTAAGAAGTCTCTAAGATTACGTGGTACGTAGTAATTGACATATGGATTACCTAAATCACTGACTCTTGGTGTGTCTAAAAATCCATCATCTTCTTTTACATCACCAAACTTAGCATATCTTTCTACTTGGTTGATAGTCCATTTTTTGACTTCACTTGAGAATATTGCACCTTCGCCAGGTGTCCTTGCTACAGCAGTTGTCTGTTCTTGTGTATAACCAGCACCTTTTGTTATCATATCAATGCTTGTAATGACACCGTTTGTGACGTTAGCTTTCGCTTTTGCACCAACACCATCACCTAAAATGACTATATCAGTACTAAAGAAGTCTTCTCCTCCATGCTTGATAATGATTTGATCTATCTGTCCATTTACAATGAATGGTTGTAGAAAAGCATTCTTACCTACAGTGGGTTGAATAACAGGTTTGAAATTATCGTTTATAACAGTTGATCCAAAATCACTACCTTTCTCACTCACATGTACCGCAGATATCTTGCCTCGTATAATAGGTGTAGCAGTTGCATTGATAGTTGATATACCTTGTCTACCACTTATATCTACAGATATTGGTGGATCTTGGAATACGTGCGTACCTAAACCATTATCATTCAAACTTATGAATGTAAGAAGTTCCTTAGTGTCAGATAATCTAAAACTATCATCATCTATCTTATCAACAAAGTATTCATTATTATTTGTAAGACCACCTATGGCAGATACTGTAGACGAGTACTTGACTACCTCAGAATTGTCAAATCCATGAGAGGGTATCACTATGGTATCAGTGAAAGTATTGATTCCTGTGCTTGTTCTTACCTCTCTATTCTTGAATAGACCAGCATTTTCAATCAATACCTTATCAACTTTCTGTCTCCTTGATGTAGATTTGAAACTTTGTTGTCCTCCACCATTAGTAGTAAGGTTTATTGTTCCTATACCTGCTAATGCCCTTGATCTTGTATCTGATAGGTGAAACTCGAAATCATTTAATTTTACAACAAAGTATGATGCTGTATCGACTAGAACACCAGGTGTAGTACCAATACCAACGCCTGTACTTTCATTTGTTTGATATATTATTTGCTCACCATGCTCAAATCCATGTGCAGTTGGGAATACGAACCTGTCAGTAGCGGTATTGACAATACCACCAGTAGATGTAGCATCAAATTCAACAATTTGATTTACAAACTTCATCTTCGCTTTCGCTATGGCTGTTGTATTGTTACCTCCAAGTATTTTTACTGTAGGGGTTTCTTTATAGTCAAATCCTTCAGTGTCAACTAATATCTCATCTAATGAACCCTCTACTTGTGCAATCACTGACGCTGCAGCACCTGCATGTCCATCTTGTGTGACTGTCAACTTTGGTGGATTTACAACATCAAATCCAGAACCAGTATTCAATACCTCTACACTCTGCAAAGGTCCAAAGTACACAATATCACTAGATTTGTATGAGTATGCTTCTACACCATTTACAAATAATCCAACACCGCCCTGTACTGTGTCATCTTTCACATCACCATATTCAGGCTCATCAAATTTCCTAAGAATTTTTTGTGCACCTAGATCAGTTCCAAAAAGTGAGTCAGGAGTAAGTGTGTGGTCTGAACGTGATAAAATATCATCCCCTGTGAACGCTGTAATGAATTGACCTCTTCTTACGTTCTCTCCTGTGTATGCTAATTTTACAGTATTACTATCAACTCTCTTGACGTAGTAAGACTCGCCATCATTTAGATTAGACAATGTTCCTATCCCAGAGGAAGAATATGCAACTAAGTCACCATCATGAAAGTCATGATCATTTACAGTTATTTCTACTGTTGTGGTGGTAACACCTACATTACTAAATGATCTTACTCTCTTTTGTGGATCAATATTCCAGTGTGGTAAACTATTGGACGCAACATAAACACTATCCCCACCTCTGTAAGTATTTTGCACGTCAGCTGTGCTATTGCCCTGTATTTTTAATTTTCTTCTTATCTTATATTTCTTTGTTGTATCAAGTGTGGGCACACTGACTGATATAGAATCATCTTGATCTTCATCAAACACGAATGTTATCGTACCATTCAACTTGTTATCTGCATCATTTTGATCTATGACCTCTATCTCGTCACCAACATAGAGAGAGAAGTTTGCTGCTGCAAGTTTGAAGTTGTAACTGTTTGTGCTCTTGAGTGTAAAAGTTTCAATTGCATACGTTGAAGCAGTATTGTATATCCATGTATTGAATCTTAGATCATCTTCTAATCTACCAAGTTGTTTGATATTGATATTAGCATCTTCCTGTTGATTGATTGCATCTCCTACGAATTTGTTGAGAACTCCTAATACATTGAATCTAACAGGTAGTCCTAAATCACCCTCCTCATATGAAGTTGCAACTAAACCAAATCTTACAGTTGAACCTATGCCTACAGGTGATGTAAGAGATGAAGTGCCTGTAAACTGTGTAAGTGACTTACCACCATACGATAAAACACGGTCTTCAAACTCGATATATCCTGTTTTTGCAAATCCCACAGTTGAATCTACATCAATTACAGTAGAACCAACTGGTGATGATCTTGTGACAAATGTCTTTCCTATTTGTTGAAACTTACCTACGACAGTTCCTTTTGACAGTGCAATCTTATAATATGTTTTATCACTAAAAACTACCTTCTCTACACCTGTGATAGAACCACTTGTCTCTAATGGTGTGGTCTTTTGTATGATACTCTCACCAGTTATTTTGAGTGGATCTCCATCAATCAACTCACATATGAGAACTTCACTTACTTTGTAATCAGCATCAGATGGACTCATGATGAATTTTGATGGTTGAATCATGTCAACCTTTTCACCATACAATGCACCAAATAATATCTTGAACGCTTCTTCTGTACCTTTAGACTTGTAGAAGTCTTTTGCTTGTCTTATAAAATTAGACTGATCAATATTTTCATTTAGATTTCTCTCAGCAAACCCAGACAGCACTTGCTTTTTGAGTTTTTTCATAAACTCTTGCAAGAACACATTACTCAAATTGTGAACTCTGGCATCCACACCATGTGTTGCTACACCACTATTAGTAAATGTAAGATACTCTGGTTGATTGGTTCTGTTATTATTCTCAATACCACTGAAACCTCTTACACATCCCTCAAATGATGTAGTTCCTATACCTGTGTAAGTGATTACCTCATTATCAATCTTCAATAATCCATATTGACTTGGCCAACCTTTTGTTGACTTCACATATATTACGTCATCTCTCGCTGTCGCAAATTGACTGACTGAAGTAAAACCTACAAGGTTTTCTGTATTCAGAAAGTTCAGACTTTTGTATTCGACAAGATTTTCAGCGATGTCAATAGAACCACCTTGATGTTCTTGTGAGATATAATATTGTTTTAGAAATTCACCTAGAAGAGGATTGTCTTGGTCAATTACATCTGGTATTTGACTCTGAACTATTTCATGTATTTTGACTTTTGTCAATGATGTTTGTATCATTAGTATCCGTATCCGCCACTACTGCTTGGTGTAGATGATGTAGATGATGTCGAAGATGATGTTTGCGACATGCTCACTGACGAACTATCTATAGCTGTTGTCGGAGTGCTTGTTATGACTTGACTTGATGGTGAGTGGAACGCACCTGTCATGCGATTTCCATTATCCATGGTATGGAATGCACCATAGTATGGTTGACCATTTACATATCCTACCAATGTAGTAGCACTTGATGTGCTTGTAATCACAGCACCTCTTACTTTTTGTCCATTACTGTAACTTGATTGTGGGTTGTATCTTGTACCAGATGTATTTGCACCTGTTGATATAGGATCTTCTCTCATAAAGAAATTACTATTAGATACATCAAACTGAAGATACAATTCTTTTCTTGCTAGTACGTCATTTGACTGTGGTATCGCCTGTATTTCAATTATATTGTCAGATAGCACAGTGCCAGTGATACTCACTGTATCAATGATGACCTCTCCCTTCTTATAATCCACAGATCCAAATGTGGAGGATATTATTTTGATATTAGTATCAGCATCAAGTTGGAATAGGAATAGATTTCCAGTGTCACCAGAGACATACTGATCAGAGAAGTATACTGCACCTGATACACCAGAGATATAGAATCCAGTAGATTTTATATTATAAGATGATTGATTTCTGTGGAATGTATTATCAAAACATATTTCATACTGACTAAAGACATTCAATTGTGCTACTAAATTTCTCCTGATTCTTATTGTCGTTATATTTGATGTGATAGAATCATTTACTCTATCGATTAGAGATAAGACTTTACTATATTTGAATCTACCACCAAACTTATTCAGCTCTGTGCCACTTGCAAACAAAGTCATGGCGTTGATGACATCGCTCCTTAGATTTTGAATATCACCGACAAAGTTTGAGTTATAATACACTGTAGAGTCAAGTTCAACATACAAAAACTTCAAGTCTATAATTTCTGGAACTATACCTGCTACAGAGTAGTTCTTCAATGATGATAATATTTGTCTTTTTGTAAAATCTGATAAAAACGATCCGTTCTTGGGTTTAGCAGCAATGTACACTCTACCATACTTAGGTGGTGTCAACTCTTCTCCACCGAATGCACTTATCGATTCTATATTTGGATATACAGAGGGAACAATTGCCTCGTAGTCATTTGCTGTGACTGCTCTGTGTTGTGATGAGTATAATCTTGGTGCATAGTATCTGACACTCCTTAGATCCTCTATATCGTCACCATTTTGTGAGGGAGATTGTGGATTTATAGTAGCAGTTAGACCAGACTCTGTTGCAGCGTTTTCATTTGTCACTGTCCCTGCAAATGATAGTCTTGATACACCGTTTCCTTCTTTACCTTCAGTTTTTATATAAGATATCTCTACAACATTACCATTATTCAATTTTTGTCCAAATATACCATCACCAAATAAAATCTCATATTTCTCATCTGTAGTTTCCTGTATGAGGTATATGTTTGATGTAGATGTCACTCCTATAATATTGTCAACCAATTTATATTCAGTTGTGGTTGTGCTTGCGTTGTTTTCTTTTACATTGATCCTGATTGTGGATGTATCTACACCATCGTTAGGAAGTATATACCTTTGATTTGGTAGTGAATCATTGACAGTGAATCTAGTTTCAAGATACTGTCCTTGAAATACCTCAAAGTTACCTGCTGCTCTTCCTTCAAATGCTACACCTGTGACTTTCTCAGGTATAGAAAATAAGAAGTTGACATTGGATATCGCTCCATTACCAATCAAACCTGGTTGGAATGTTATTGTTTCAGTAGTAGATGTAATACCAGTAATATCATAATCAACCACCATTCTTGCTGCTCTTCTTGAGCGTGGTACATAACCTATATTTCTTGCTAAAGATACTACGTTTTCTCTAAGTGTTGCACTGTCTATAAATGTCTCGTTTACAACTGCGTTAGTATTATATGCTGTGGTATATGAATTATACGCAAGAAGATTTACAATGACAGAAAGGTTTGACCCCTCAAAATCCATATCACTGAAATTTGAGTTTTGTCTTAGATAATCTTTGATTGAGGTTTTTATATCCTCAAAGTTCAGATTTGTAAATTGTTGCAGTGCCATTATAACCTTGTTGGTTCTAGTACGAAGTTGACAGATTGTGTAGCAGCAGAGAGTCCAATGATTTCATAATTTATAGTGACTTCTACCGCATTTTGATCAGGAAAAGAATTAAAATCTATAGATGTAGTTTTAACTCTTGGTTCAAAGTTTTTGATAACTGTCTCTATCTCGGTTTTCATTGGATCTACATAATCACTATTTGCCAACTCAAAAAGCGATCCACTGATTCTTGTGCCTAAAAGTTCGTTGAAGAATACCTCACCCCTTATGATACGAACTAAATTTTGCACAGAGCGTTTGATGGCATCCTCATTTTTCAATGTAAGGATGTCTCTTGTTACTGGATGTTTTTTGAAGGACAGAGAAATATCTTTGAATCCTTGCGAAAACTTCTGTGCTGGCACTCGGTTTTTATAGTCTGGGTATATTTATCATTATTTAGAGCAAAAAAAAGACCCTCTATTGAGGGTCGTCTTCATGACCGAGGTATCTGACCTCTATTTCGTCTGGGTGTGGGAACCCTTCCTTGTAATAATCTTCTGCCAGTTCTTGTATTTTATCCTCCATTTCTTCTTCTGTAATCGACTTGAACTCTAGAGATCCTTTGATGTATATGTCATACAGTTCCATATCAGTTATATTGATCATCGGAAGTATCTATATGATTCTAGTTTTCTCATGTCCAACTCTACACTGTGGATCTATCCATATCTCAAAACCTGCTTTGATAGCATCCAGACAGAATGACACGTCCTCACCACACATATCTTGTACTTCACCAGAGTCAAATACCTGCATCTGTGGAGCAAACCAAGGATACTTCATTTCCTTATGTTCAAACACACCCTTCTTGATTAGCAACCAACCAAACCCAGAATAATCTACAGTAAATGGTTTGCGTCTTTTGACAATGCTATCAACCATTTCATGATTCATAACACCACCGTTCTCTTTGAAATCATCTTCTTCCAACCAGTGTGCACATGATGTAGTCTGTCCATCTTCTGTCGCATACCATCCACCTGCAATATCTTTATCCATTGCAAGAACACGATAAAAACTTTCATTAGTGAATACTATATCACTATCAATCCATAATTGATAATCATAGTTTAGTTTGCCATCCCAAGGTAATTGATCAGGTCCTCTCAAGACGTTAGCACCAAGACACTTGCATCTTGCAAAGTTCACCATAGAACTGTAGTCTTGTGCTATTTGTATATTTGCTCCGTTCTGTACCAACTCAAAACAGAGTGATACGAAATTCTTTAGAAAGATATATGATACACCTCGACCTGGTAAACAGAAAACAACACTTTTACCTTTGAGGAGTTCTTTTGCCTTTTCAATATCAAAAGCACCTTCTTTCGCAGTAGGTGATTTAGACACCACCTTAAATCCTTTAGCCATAATTAGAGTTCAGTCATAATCATTATAACACTTTATATAGCGTCTATCAACTCAATGATTTTATCTGCTATTTTTATGTGACCTTCCGCACTTGGATGACCACCCCTCTTTCCTTGTGCGTAGTGTTCTGGGTATTGTTCAGACGTTCCTAATAAATCTTTTTGTAGAAAGACTGGGTTATAGTCTTTACACATCTTTCTCCAATATCCAATCTTATTATTATAATACTTCTCTGGTTTCACAATCACCCGTTCAAAATGATCTGCGATGAATGAAACATACTTTTGATTGATGCTTTTACAAAAAGAATCAAACAGGAATATATTTTTCCACATATTTTCATTACCCACAAGTTCATTGTAGTGTGTAACATAATAATTTCTACTCTTGCTGAACTTATTGAGACTCTGTGGTGTCCAATTTTCAATAGTGTCATTCTCAGTAAAATATTCTATTCTGGGATGAACAGTAAACTGAATGACTACTATGTCTGGGTTTGTATGTTGAATATTATTAATAGTAGACCTTACAATAGAATCATTACTAATACCACACTGAGATAGATTAAAGTGTCTGCTATCATAATGTTTTGATACAAGTGTGCTGTATCTCTCTTGATATCTATTTCTCAATTCATCACCCCATGTGATGCTACATCCACTAAAACACAGTGACATCATACTTCATCTCAAATAATTTTGCATCTCCAATGGTATTTACCATAGGTTTTCCTTTGATGTTCAAAGATGTATTCAACAATACAGGACAACCTGTACGTTCGTACCAACACTCTAGTATTGGTCTTAGAATACTCTCTGAGTCTTCTGGTACTGTTTGTACCCTTGCACTGTTATCAACGTGTATACAGGCAGGTATCGCCCTTGGTTGCTTACATTTGTAAACATATGACATATACCTTGATTTTCTTGGCATGTCAAAGTAATCCTGTGCATGCTCTTCAAGGACAGCAGGTGCAAATGGTCTAAACTTATCTCTCTTCTTTATTTCGTTCACTAAGTCTTTTGTTTCAGCTTCCCTTGGATCCGCCAATAAACTTCTATTACCGAGAGCACGAGGACCAAACTCAGCACGACCATTTGCAACCCCCACGACTTTTTGTTTGAGGAGTGCATCAACAACTCTCCTTGGATCACATAACTTCTGTATATTATATCCTAAGTACGGTGTGAAGGCAACCTTACCACCATAAGCAAGACATGCTGCTCCCAGAGCACCACCTGCATCACCAGGACAAGGCATAATCCAAAGGTTATACATTTCCCTCAATCCAGTGTTTACGACACAATTGAGGGCAACACCGCCACCATAGCAGATGTTCTTACTATACCTTCTAGCAATGGCAAATATCTCATTTAGTTCTAATTGTAATATTCTCTCTGCACTCTTTGCAACATCACACTTATCATAGTTACCTAGTCTGATACCTTTGTGATTATTTCTACGTAGTGCCCTCTCAACCACGTTCAAGTTGACGGGGTGACCATACGCTGCCATACCCATAAAGATGTATTCTTCATCAAGTGGACGCAAACCTGCCCACTTTGTCAACGCAGAGTACCATAATCCTATGGATTGCGGATACCAGCGTGACCATACCTTCTTATAACACGCATGACCCTTGACATACTTCGCTGTCCATATAGATGTGCAATCCCATTCACCAATACTATCAACCACTACACACGCTGCTTCTTCAAATGATGATGTTTGAAATGCTGCTGCTGCGTGAGACTTATGGTGACTATGATATTCAGTAGGAGTTAGTGCGAGATGTCTTTCTCTACGCCACGCTTTCTGTCCAGCAAAGAACTGCCGTGTTCTCTTCAACCATGGTCTTTCATAAAACGCTATCTTATTATCAGAGGACAAGAGTGTCGCAGTAGACGCTGCTGTGACATCAAGATGCTTGTCATGCTTTATCTTTGAGTATCTCTCTGAGTGTGCTGCATAACAAATTCTACCATTATTGACTACAGCTATCGCTGCATCGTGGAATCCTTCACTAAATCCAATCACGTAATCTGTTTCGCCTCCTCATATCTCTCATGTCTCTTATTGTAACATATTCCTTCGCTAATGCCTCAAATTGTTCTCGTTCAGGATAATCACCAGGATGTGTGTGGTCTCGTGGTAAGGAATTGTTTTCAAAACCAAATACCTCACCATAATCATCTCTATCCATTTTGAAGTATACGGGTTCTATGTCATTATGCTGCAAGAACTTTTCTATTCTCCTCAAATTCCTTACAACACCATCAAGGTGTCTCCATATAAGTTTCTTATCTTGTTCATACCTTTCCATAACATTAAACTTCTTTATTCTTTTGAGTTTACTTGCAAAACAATCAATCAAATTTTCTTTGTATGGCACTACATTTTTTCTTGATCTATACAATTTCAAAACATATAGTTGAAGGTCATCTTTCTCCATCTTCATGAAATCTTTGGGATAACCAAGCATGTATAGACCCATAAGCGAGAAAGGGTTGAAAAGAATATCAACATCTATTATTTCATCTACATGATCTTTGATCCAATCTTTATGTTCTAATAACCATGGTTCTAAAAATGTAGCAAGGTAGTTAGAACCAGGTGATACTGGAAAGTGCTGCTGTTTTTCTAGGAAATATTTGTCAGTAAAGAATACTTCAATAGGGTCTTTACCTTTCATAAACTCATCAGGTGGTTTTCTATCATTCACACGTCCGAAGTAACTCATCATGAGATCTCCACCGACTTCACTCGTATTAGAAAAAAGTTTAGTGCTATCGATAGAATGTTTTAGAACATCCCTCAAGTACGGATGAATATTAATAGGTGCTATAGCATTGGGTGTCTCACCAAATGTAAGTTTAGTTTTTATTGGTTTCTCTACTTTTGATTGACCCCTTCTGACAACAAATGATTGTTCAATTCTTTTCTTGTAATTGTCTGGGTCGTGCCACTGTTTGTAGAAGTAATATCTACCTCCAGTCTTTGTATATGTCTTTCTGTTGATTTCAATAAGTTGCATCATATGCATCTTACCCATGTTAGGTATCGCCCAATAATTAATCATATAAATTCACCCCAAGTATCAGGTAAGACACCAAACTCGTCCTCCCACTGTTTATATATGGGGTATAAAACGTTTTTTCCATAATCATATAAATCTTTGCTTATGGGTTTATCCACTGCTCCCCATTGATCTTTCAGATAATCATATTTGGGTGCGTTTTGATGAGGCCAAAATACGTTCTCATGTATTTTTGTAATAGGAAAGTCTAAGAATTTAGACAATAAGTTTGTTTGTTGTTTGAACATACTTGGTTCCCAAAACTCTTCCATTACAAGTTGAAGCGTGGGGAAATACTTTTTGAATTTTCTATAGAAAGGCACGTAGTAAAAAGTCTCGACTGTGAGCAATTCACCCTTAAATAATTCTTCGATCTTATCATATTTTTCTTTCATTGGCATGTTAGGATAAAACATGCCCTTCTCATACCACTCACTACTATTACAATTACCGTTGAACTTTGCGTAGAAGTCTGAGTAGGTTCTACGCACAGGGTCTCTTGCCATCATAATCACTTTGATGTCAAAGTGCTCTTTGAGTATTGGCACATACTTGTCAAGAAAAGGTTCTCTCAACCAGTTGTTACAATTGCTAAAATCTGCAACCGCTTTATACTTTCCCTTGATGTTTTGATAATGTATAAGATAGTAGTCAATATACTTTTGGATGCTAGGTGGTTCTGCAATCCAATCACGCATAAACTTTTCTGAGAACTTATTATACGGTGAGTGGTGATTCAACTCACTAGGAACG